TGGCAGCACTGGCGGTTCAGGCACGAGTACATTCTAACCCTGCACTTTCAGGTACTGCTGATGTGTTAAGCGGTATCGGTGCATCAATCGGGATGGTCTGAGATATGGCGTTTTCAGTGGCTCCGCTTCTGAAGCGGCAAAGTCCGTCACACGCATACGGCCACGGCTGGATTGCGGCAGATAAGGGCAGGCGCTGGCACCCGGCAATTTCACAGGCCGAACTGCTGGCAGGATTAACGGGTAAGAGGAAAGAATCATGGGTTACAAAGCTGAAAGTATTACTGTTCAGATGAACGCGGGGCAACGCGCAAGTGCGCTTAATCATATCTCTGCGCTTCGTACCATGATGTACGGCGATTGCAGCAATGAACTCAAACGCTTTATCGCAGATATGCGTAATAAGCATGATCATCAGTCTGAACAGAATAGCCGCGCACTGAGCGCAATTTTCTTCCTGGCTAATATCAGCAAAGAACGTCACAGCGTTGATTTCAGTGAACTGACGAGTGACGAAGTTAAGGCGCTGATTAGTGCAATGAATCACTTAAAAGCAGTCGTGAGTTTATTTCCAAAGAATCTGACGTTACCTAATTAATTAACCCAACGAAATTAAATGGCGTAAACCCGCCGGGCATTTTTTTGCCCGAATTCAGGAGAAAGAGAAATGCGAAATATCCAGACCCGTAATTTTAAAGCTGATGACGACGCGCTAAATGCCCTGCTGAGCAAGGCAAAAACTGAGCAGCGCAGTGACGATGCTCTGTCCGTTTCTATCCGCCTGGCCGCACTGGCAATTCATGCCCGCCAGCAGGAAATGTCAGCGGCGGAAATCATCGAGCTACTGGACAAAGAAGCAGAACGCTTTGAGAACCAGGCGCAGGAGCTGCATTGATGGCTGATTCAATGGATATGGTACAGCAGCGCGTGCAGGAAGAACTGGCGCGCAATCTGGCTAACGCTACTCACCGCCCTGCAGGGGCGAGTGAGTTTTTTTGCCTGTCGTGCGGCGAAGAAATCCCGGAAAAGCGCCGCCGCGCACTGCCGGGCGTTTCCCTCTGCGTGACCTGCAAAGGAATCAGTGAGCTGAAAAGCGTGCATTACAAAGGGGCGGCATTATGAAAACCATCCTGAAATGGGCCGGCAGCAAGTCCGGCCTGATGCCTGAACTGATTAAGCACCTGCCCGCAGGTGATCGTCTGGTTGAGCCGTTTGCCGGTTCCTGTGCGGTCATGATGAATACTGATTACCCGGCTTATCTGGTGGCGGATGTTAATCCCGATCTGATTAACCTCTATCGCCAGGTTAAAGAGCATACGCGCCCGTTTATTGTCGTGGCGGCCTCGCTCTTCAATCAGAACAAAACTGAAGAGAGTTATTATAAGGTTCGCAATGACTTCAATTTCACCGCGTCGCTGCCACTGCTGGAGCGTGCTGCACAATTCCTCTACCTGAACCGCCATGGCTATCGTGGCCTTTGCCGATATAACAAGCGCGGTGAATTCAATAACCCTTACGGCAATTATAAAGAGCCATATTTCCCGCTGGCCGAAATCGAAGCGTTTGCCGCAAAGGCTCAGCGCGCGACTTTTGAATGTCTGGGGTACAGCGAAACCCTGAGCATGGTCCGTGCCGGTGATGTCGTGTACTGCGATCCGCCGTATCACGGCACATTCACTGCTTATCACACCGAAGGGTTCAGCGACGATGATCAGCACTCGCTGGCCTGCATCCTGCTGGGTATCTCTGAGCGTAACCAGGTCATCGTTTCAAACAGCGACACACTTTTTACCCGCAGCATCTACCGCGAATTTGACCTGACAAAAGTCGCAGCTGCCCGCTCTGTTGGCGTAGCTGCCGGAGAGGGTAAGCGCGCAGCGGAGATTATTGCTGTCCGCCATCTTCAACATATGGCTTCAATGTGACCGATATTGCCGTAAACGCTGCTGAGTCTAATAGTGACTATCACGCTGCCCTGAAAATGCAGCGTGAGAATTATGGCCTCAGAACGCCGCGTGACATGACCCTGGCTGAGCTGAAGCTGTGGAACGCTAACCCCGATGACCACGGGTGGCGGAGCCAGTACCTGCATGATATGCCCGACTACCTGGCCGGGTATTTCGCTGACCGCTATCAAAAAATCCTTTCAGGAAAACATGGCCGTCGACGAGCTAATGCGTTTCTTCGCCAGACCATCGGCCAGAGCGTATTGCCGCGTCTGCAGCTTGTACGCAGTCGCTACCGGCTGAACGATGCGGCGCAGTTTGAGCTGCCCTTTATCAGACAGCTTGATCGCCTTCCTACGCTGGACCGCCAGGATATTCGCGATCTGGCTTATAAGGTGGCCTCTTTCCTGTCACAAAGTCTGGCTGAGTTCGTTGATAAGGTCTCCATGCCACATGAGGCCGACGAACTGGCTGTGACGCTTACCGGATACCGTTACATCGCTGAACTGGCTGCGCTGACAGGAACGCAGCCACCTTACTGGGCAGAGTTCTGTTCAGCTAAAGGTGAATTGCCTCTGCGCAAAGCCCAGTCTGGTCTGCTTCGTATGATGGCTCCTGAATGGTGGCGTGGCCGCCTGAAGCAGATGCGAGATTTACAGCGTGAACACATGGCTATTGCGGTTGGGCAGGTACAGAAAGCCGCATCACCTTACGTTTCCCGCAGTACGCTGGCCGAATGGATTGAGCAGAAAAAACGTAACCGCGAGTTTTTCAAACGCTTCGATCTCATCAATCAGGAGGGGGACCGTATTGCGCTGGATGAAATGGTCAACCGCAGCGTGTCCAATCCGGCAATACGCCGCCGCGAACTGATGACCCGAATGCGCGGGTTTGAAGATGTCGCCAATGAAACGGGGTGCGTAGGTGAATTTTATACAATCACAGCACCATCACGTTATCACGCAGTTTACAGCCAGGGCGGCTTTGTTTCTCAGTGGAACGGTTCAAGCCCACGCGACACCCAGCGTTATCTCTGCCGCGTATGGGCGCGTATCCGCGCGGCACTGGCCCGCGAAGATATTCATGTCTTCGGCTTTCGCGTTGTTGAACCTCACCACGACGGCACACCGCACTGGCACATGCTGCTGTTTATGCGTCCTGAAAACGTCCAGCGGGTTCAGCAAATCATGCGTGAGCAGGCTTACAAAGAGGATCCCGGGGAACTGACCACGCCGCAGGCACTGAAAGCACGATTTCATGCTGAACCAATCGACCCTGAGAAGGGTAGTGCTACAGGCTATATCGCCAAATATATTTCAAAAAACATCGACGGTTACGCGATGGAAGGCGAAAAAGATGATGAAACCGGCGCAAATATGCGCGACATGGCTAAGGCTGTTTCGGCATGGGCTTCACGTTGGCGTATTCGTCAGTTTCAGCAGATAGGCGGTGCGCCTGTAACTGTCTGGCGTGAGCTGCGCCGCATGGGTGATGCACGTCTGCCAGATAAGCAGATGGATGCGGTGCTGGCGGCAGCTTCCGTTGCCAGTTGCTGGGCGTCTTATACGATGGCACAGGGCGGGCCGTTAGTTGCGCGTGAGGATTTAGTGATCCGCCTTTGCTATGAACTGACCGAAATGAGTAATGAGTACGGCGAAGATGTTCAGCGGGTGCAGGGTATCTATTCGCCGATGGTACCGGATTCAGAAGTCATGACGCGCCTGGTCAAATGGGAAAAGGTTGCTAAGTTGGCCGAAGTGTCAGCGGAGGCTGGTTTTTCTGGCGGCATTGCCGCCCCTTGGAGTTCTGTCAATAACTGTACGGGGCCGGAGCGCCGACGGTTAGAGCTGGAACTCAGAGCCAGGGGGTTTAATGGGAGCGAAGAGGAAATTAAGCTGCTTTTAAAGGGATGTAATCTTAATGCCGGAGCAAACATGCGATTGTTTTTTGATAAGGGCAGACTGCAAGAGGCACGAATGTAGTAATCAGCATGTCTACCACCTTTGGTGATCTCTAAATATCGCCAGCTAATCGCTGTCCGCGAATAACTGTCACTTCATATTTGAGCAGGACTGCTTTCTGCTGACATAACGCAATCGCTTTTTGCCATTTGATCGTGTCTGGTGCCAATGGGTCATAGGCGGAAAGCCGCACTTCCAGCAGTGTTCTGCCTGTTCCAACCTCACCGGCAATGAGGTATGCAGCACGTAACGGAGAGTGAAGTTCGATGCATGCTTTTCTCATAAGTTATTGGTCCTCATAGCTATTAAATTTTCAAATTTACGCGAGTAGGGCCATTTTAGCTTAAAAAACAGTTCACATTTGATAACTCATACTATACTGTACGCATATACAGTTGTTGTGTCGAGGGAGGGCAAATGAGCGATCATCTTCTGGAAGAAATTAAACTCCAGCGTATTGATTTTATTCTTAAAAAAGTTGCTTTTGATACGTGTGATTTCGAAGAAAAGGAAATGGCAATTCACTGGTTAGTAGAGTTATCAGGTGAATTGATGGCTGAGGTTAGAAAAGCCAAATCATTTAAATCTGAAGTCGAACGCCATTGAGAGGGACTTATGCATATTGAAATCATGATTAACAAAGAGCCGAAAATCAGTGAAGACATTCTCAGCGCCCTTGAAGCTGAGCTTTACAGAAATTTCATGCCGGTTTACCCCGAAACAAGTATTCGCATCCGTAAGGGTAGTGCTAACGGAGTGGTCCTGAGCGGAGTCAGACAGGACGATGATAAAAAGAATGTTATGGATATTCTGCAGGCAGTATGGGAAGACGATAGCTGGCAGTATCAACACTGATAACGTTGCTGGCGTCAAAATTTATTTTGTCGCTGGCAAGGTTGAACAACGAGCAATTGCGAGGCGTTAGCCGTGGTGGTCATTTTGAAAATGATCGTCCACTTTGTGCCAGAAGCGGACGTTGTTGAGTTCACACAGCATGAACTCATGAAAACAGGAACGTCATATTTTGTCTTGATTAACGCGGGATGAAAGCTCCTCATGGCTCTCTTTTCGTTCACTGTAGCGATCG